CTATAATTGCTGATGCTGAGACTCTCGCATATGAAACTCTTAACAAATCAAGACTTAAGAACAAGGAGAAAGCATAATGGAACTAACTTTGAAAAACGAGGCGAAAGTCTTATCAGATATTCTTATGCAGTTGGGCGAGAAGACTGCTTTAGTATATCGTGGTATTCATGTCATATGTGGACATAATAATATTCTTATTCGTAACTTACATAAGCGAGGTTTACTTCGTTTAGTTACGGCTAACGGTATTGAGTGTGTTGTTCCAACTCGTGACAAGAATGTGTTGTACCAATTTATTAAAAGTAATCTTGGTATTGTTTATTTAAACTATTTTGTGGAGAACTAAATGCAAGTACAATTTGTTGTTCAATATCATTGTAACGAGGTTGATGACTTCGTTACTTTGACTCGTTATAAAACTCGTGAGACTGCTGAGAAAGGTCTAGGGATTTATAGAAAAGTATTTAAGAATTTATTTCGTATTCACATTGAGGAGATTAATGATGACAAAAGAACTAAACGCTGTTAGAACTTTCACCATCAAATATACTATTGTTGGTCGCAGAAAAATTTATGAATTCACTACAGATAAACCTATGGTGGCTCAAAGACAATATGAGTACTTCACTTCCCCTGCAGCGAAAAGTATATTTGGACTGGAAATTGTATCATCTAGTTTTGATGGAGAAGTAAATGCGTGAATGGTTTGAAGCTATATTCTTCTCAGTCATTTTTGTTTTAATATTTTATGCAGGGTTTTACCTTGCATTATAACGGAGGTTGATATGATTATTGAAGCAGTAGTCTGCTTGGCACTCAACACATACCACGAGGCAAAGAACCAAAGCCTCGTGGGACAGATTGCAGTTGCACAAGTTGTAATGAATAGAGTTAAAGATTCCAGGTATCCAAACAATGTTTGTGATGTTGTTAAACAGGGATTAACATACAAATGGAATCCTAAAATTCCTATAAAGAATCAATGCCAATTCAGTTGGTATTGTGATGGCAAAAGCGATAAAGCCAAACAAAAGAAAGCATGGGAACTTGCTTTGCAAGTTGCTAATGGTGTTTACTATGGCAACCTAGACGATTTTGTCGAGGGGGCAACTCACTACCATGCTCACTATGTCCAACCTAGTTGGGCAGAAACTAAGACCTATATAACAAGAATTGATGACCATATATTTTATAGATGGGATATCAATACAACTAAAAGGAAATAAGATGAAGACATTTGATATAAATAAGTTTGATATTCGCAAACGTGAGTATGATAACAAATACGTAATCTGGGCGAAAAAACGTCACGTTCACGGTGATAACAGATTACCTGACACTTTCAACGGCATACCTATTGTCGTTGTTAATTCACATCATGAAGCCACAGAGTTTCTCAAGAAAGCACAGGAACACGCTGACAACTACCAAGAGGTTGCCAGTAAGTATGGTGTTCCTGATGATGATGTTGAACATTTTGTGTTAGGGGATTCACATGTCTGAGGTAATTAATCCTATAATTATAAAAAGACAAACTTATCTTTCTTTATTTAAAGATGGTGTTGCTGATGGTCTTTTAAATGGTAATATTGATGATGACAAAAGATGGTCATCATATTACAAGCAGGGATATGATTTTGGCATAACCTTATACAGTCGCACACTTGAAGTGGAGTATGAAGATGTCCAAGTTCACACGTAAACACTATGAGGAGATTGCCAAGATAATTGGCAACTCCAATATATCTGATGCAGATGTTACTTTGCTAACTGGATTTTTTAAAGCAGACAATTCTAAGTTTGATTCTAATAGATTCCTACACGCAATAGCAAAGCACAGAGATTCACACCTGTAGCTAATTCACAGCTATTCACACTCACTACCCTAGCCCTATCTTGTTTGCACAAGGTGGGGCTTTTTGCTATTATTAAGAATAATCAATAATAACGAGGAAGGAAAATATGTTTTATGAATGTAAAAAATGTGGGAATGATGTCCCGAGCAAAAGAAAGGCTGTGGCAAAGTTCTTCGCTGATTACTGTATTACTTGTGCTTCTCTTATGGATTCTAGTATCAAGGCTACTTTCGCTTTAGTACCAACTCACAAGGGAGCATATCAACCTGCTACAAGTAAGAAACAATTATATGACATGACTTGTAGCCCAAAAAACTTTGACTATAACCTATCGGAGGCTTTAAATGGCAAATAGAACTTTATTTGGTAAATCAACCAAACCAGAAAATGCGTATGCAACATACAGAGTAGATAATCCTAGTAATGGTATGTACTTTGAATGGCGTGTACTTAAGACTTATCAATCCAAAGAGAACGAGGATAAAAATCAATATGCTCGTTGGTATTGTGCAGTCAAATCCCCAATGACTCACGACCAGTGGGAATATGGCGACACTTATATCAAGGATATAATGTCAGTTAGTCCTAAACTTATTGAGTCTACTGGATTGTGGCGTGAGCATTACAATGATGATTTGTTGTACAATGTTGCTGACAATCTCAAAAGAGTTGGCTTAAACGTAATCACAGATGAAGACTTAGCACTTCACTTAAAACAGAGTAAAGGCTAATCTTCACTTGTTTGCGTAACTAAGTACAATTTCGTATACTTAAAGAAATCAGGAGTTTCGTCTAATGGAAAGACACCAAGTTCCAACCTTGAAGATGTGGGTTCGATTCCTCCAACTCCTGCCAATCATTAAATAGAAAGGGAAAGCCAATGCCTAGAGCATTCAATGACTATGAGATTGTCATAGTCAAATACAATACTCGCTCTGACCACATAACATTCCTCGGTGAGGTTATGGGTTACAGCAACAAGAAGTACAATGTTCGTACACTTGCAACGACAGATGGTTACTACAGAGTCCACCAAGACTTGCTTATCCAATGTCATGTCTACGAACTACAACGAGCTTCACAAGCTGACATTGACGATATGATGCACAGACAACAGTCTGTACTTGGTGGTATTATGAAAGACTTTAAGTATTACACTGACACCAATTCATCTCATCGTAACAATGCCATGAAGAAAGGTCTAGCATACACATCTTTTGCTTTGCAGAGATTGTTAGACCACGACTACAAACGACGTTATGTTCACACTAAATCAACAGAAAGGAATCGCTATGTTTATTAGCACAGATAAAAAAGTCCCCATACACAATGTGGGGCAAGAAATGGCAAGACGAGATGTCTCGACTGGTCATGTGTTTCGATACACACCGAGTAGTGGGGAAGGCTACTTATATGCTCACTTAGATGAGTATCACAATGTTTACTATGCTCTTAAGTTTCCTAGAAATGCAAAAGAGAATACTACATCTACTGCACTGAACTTCACATCAACACCTATTCACAGTAGTAGAGTTGACAACAGAGTTGAGATTGTTGGTCACTTTGAGTTCAATGTCGAACTCGACCAAACACCTCGGCTATCCACACTCGGTGCAATCAATGATGCACAGACTGTGGTATCTCTGCGTGATGATGTTGATGACAAAGGTTATCCTCATTTGTATCTTGTTCTCGGCAAGACTCACACACAGAGTGCAGGTGGTGCTGACCACACACTTCTTATAAAGCTAACCAAAGATATTTCTGCCACTACGAGCAGATGGATTGCTATGCGAGAACTAGCAACTATGACTATGGTTGCTATACGAGGTGTAACAGATGTCACAATCTATGACGGAGGTGAATGATGCCCCATCTATTGAAATCAGGTCATTATAATGATTCAGCTATACTCACACCTAAGTACATGAAAAACTTAGCATCACAAGTGAACAAAGAGATTAACAGACTAGCAGAAGAACTAGAAGTACCTAAGAAACATTTTGCTAAGATGTCTACTGAGGTTCACCCACTTGTTGTATCTGCAGCTCGTAAGTTTCGTATCCTTGCCAAGCCAGTTAGTGATTTTGCTAACGAGATACAAACTGCTTATCGTGGTGTTCAAAACATGAACAGATATGGTCTTGTCGAAGTTAAGCTGACACGACCAGTTGTGTGGGCAAGTAAGACTCCAGAGATGACTGGTCTGCAATGTATTGCTTTTCTTAACTTGGATATACATTCTGTTAATGACATGCACAGCGAGAACCCTTGGACTCCTAGTAATTCCTTGTCAGTCTCCAATGCTTTGGAACAAGACTTACAACATGAAGATAGGAAACAAGCATGGTTACCTTTCTCACGAGGTCGTAAGCGATTGAATGTGCGAAAGCCCATGTCGCTTACTCGTGTGTTGGCTAGGTTTGTTAGAATCAATGGCAATCTCATTGACCCAAAGACTGTGGACAATCTTGCACAGAAGATGCTTGATGTCTACAAGCCAATGGAGTTTCATGAGGCTAACGACATAGACAGCATGAGAAAGATGTACACTAAGTACAGCTCGGACACTCCTGGTTCTTGTATGGATAGCAGTCACAGTTTCTATATGGACAGACCAGACCAACCAGTTGATTGGTATGCTATGTGTCCTAATACTCGTGGCTACTATGTTTCTCGTGGAGATACAGTTCTTGCTCGTACCATTGTCAATCTTAATCAAGCAGACAACAAGTGGTACTGGACTAGAATATATTCTCAAAGAGATGTGTACAACAAAGAACTAGAACAACGTCTTCGAGACATTGACATCATACGAGCAGAATCTTCGAAACAAGATGAGATTCGTAAGAATGTTAAAGATGTCATGTTTGATATAGATGTTGCTCATTACAATGGTGGCGAGGCTTGTCCTATGCCATACTTTGACTTTGTACCTGCATCTTCAATGTGGATAAGGAAACATGATGATGTTATTCAATGCTTACTCAAACCTGACGGAGCACGACCCGAAGGCAATAACTGGTTAACTCCTAATATGGCAAGTACCAATGGTGCTCATGTGTTTGGTGACTATGATGAGTATGCTGAATGTTATCAGTGTCAATCAGAGCTACATCTTGAAGATGATGATTACATACGAGCAGTTGATGGCAATGTATTCTGTTGCACTGACTGTGCCTCTGAGAATTACATCAGATGGCATACATCAGATAACTGTGAGTGGCGAGCATATACTACACCACGTGAGCATAGAGGTATTCAATGCTTTCACGAGCCTACTGTGTTCAGTAATGTTGAAGCTGGTATTCGTTCTGGAGAAGGTGTGTTTGTGTATTACCATCCTTGGGCTGACACAGAAAGTGTTATGATGAGAAGTCGTTGGGCTAATGACCAAGAGTGGGGTATGACACCAACTCAGTCTATACCTTTGCATGCTAAGAATCCCGTTACTGGTAATCCTTATCGTGATGAAGGGACTGTCAATGTTTGCTACCTAGCACAATATCGAACTTGTTTCGGTGGCTACCAAGAACTTACATCTCAAGGTTTCGGACCTAAGTTTCTTTCTATGCGAGGTGTACGTAAACGATTTGTCAAAGCTGAACCACCAAATGAAAATTTGTTGAAAGACTTTGTCAAGATAAACAAATCACGAATATCTAAGTTTGATGTCCGTGGCTATGAAGCTGGTCAGGTAAGGAATCTATTCGATAATATCTACAAAGACTTCATGGGTACAGATAATGCCTTAAGCTGTGCCGAAACTACCCAAGGCGTAAATATAAATCAACCAACTAAGGAGGGCATATAATGTCTCTATATAATATAAACAACTGGAAAACAGTTGAAGAACCTGAGGTCGAAACAATGACTAAGGTAACTCGTGGTAAACAGATGGACAATCTGCTTTATGACTTACTAACTACTGTGTCACCTTATGGCAAAGAGAAATTGATAAGTGATATCATTATGAAAGCACTTACAAGTGGCACGAACAAACGTAAGAGAAACTTTGAGATACGTGTAGATGTCAAAGGTAATCTTATCGTTAAGGTGGGAGACTACAAAAAATCTAAAGTCATGTTTAGTTCTCACATGGACACTGTGCAAAACAGAGTACCAGTAGACAAGACTGACTTACGTATCACTGATGATGGCATTGTCTATGCATCATATGATAAAGACGTACATGAGTATGTATACAAAGACAAAGTGATAACCAAAGATGAGATTGGTGACTTGGCTGAGGAGTCTGGCTCTAAGTATCCAAACTACATTCTCATGGGCAAAGGCAGTAGCAAACGTGTCTATGGTTCAGACAATGAGTTTGATGACTGGCAAGCTACTAGCGTAGTTGTTGATACTCAAACACGAGTCAAACCAGTATCAAGTATACTCGGTGCAGATGACAAACTAGGTTGCTACATTATGTGCAAACTAATACTCAATGGCACAGAAGGTCTGTATGTATTTCATATTGGCGAAGAGTGTGGTGGTATCGGCTCAAACTATATTTCTACTCAAACTCCTGAACTTGTTGAGGGTATGAACTATTGTATTGCTTTTGACCGATATGAGTATGGACACATTATTACTCATCAAGCTGGTGGTCGTTGTTGTTCAGATGAGTTTGTTGAGGGTCTGGCTGGAAAGCTGAATCCATTACTTCCTCCAAAGGAGCAGATGTCTGGTAACAGTGGTGGTTCATTTACTGACTCAGCTAACTACACCAAGCTAATTGCAGAGTGTACTAATGTTTCTGTCAGTTACAAAAGTCAGCACACAAGTCGTGAGAACTTTGACTTAGTATGGTTCAGAGATATTCTTGTTCCTGCTTTGATGAAGATAACGTGGCATGATTTGCCAGTAGTCAGAGACCCGAACGAGGTGTCCTCCCCCTACAGTTCGAGTTACCGTTCGAAATACCAAGACTCGTTTTCATTCGACAGGTCATACAAATCGAACAAGAACACGAGGTCTATGGTTTCAACAAGGAGCACTCTCACGAACTCGGAACGTATGAACCAATCTGCAATCGACAGATGCAATCATGTGCTTGACGATAAGTTCGAGGGATATGACCCAGAGGAAGGTCTGCCACAACACATGAGTTGTAAACAGAAAGTAGACTTTGTTAAATATACTTTCGTCAAAAACAATCTTAATCTTGAAGATATGGCTGAAATGGTCGTTGATGCAGAAGAAGAAGCCGACAAAAGAATTAAAGAAGATACATGGGATATGTATGGTTACAATTCTTCTTTTGACGGATATAGGTATTAGTTGCCTCCCCCTGCCCCCATTGGCTTTTGTCAGTGGGGGTATTTTTTTTATTGACGTAATTTAAAAGCTGTGATATAAGCGAGAAACTTGCCGAGGGGTAAACCCTTAGAGAGGAACATGAAGATGAACATTAGAGATTTTATACAACAAAATGAACCAATGGACAATACGTCCAACAGAATTAATTGTCCTGAGTGTGGTGGGCGAAATACGTTTACAATTACTAAAGAGTACGGAAAACTTCTTTGGAATTGTTATAAAGCCTCCTGCAGAATAAAAGGTGCAAAAGATGTAACTAGAACTAAAGATGACATCAGAAGTTTGGTCAGTTCGCAGAACTATCATTCTATCTATCATCTTGCAGAACATTTCGTTCCAGTTCACAATCATTCACAATCTATGGCTTATTTGACTAGGAATAATTGTGTCCACGCTTTGGAAGATAGGCTTGCTAAGATAATGTATGACCCTAAACAAAATCGTACTGTATTTATAATCCAAGACGATTCACAAGTTTACGATGCTATCGGTAGAAGTTTCAGCAATAAAGTTGTGCCTAAATGGTACAGGTACGGCAACTCATCAAAGCTATTCACTTGTGGTGAACATGACACAGCCATACTTGTAGAAGATGCTGCAAGTGCTTGTGCAGTTTCACAAGTAGCAACTGGTGTGGCACTTTTAGGCACTAACTTAAAAGATGCCGACCTCACACCTTTACGTAAATACAAACACGTTCACATCTGCCTGGATGCAGACGCTACCCGCAAGTCGCTTGACATACACAAGTATTTGTCGTATTTTGTACCTTGTAGTGTAGTTCGTCTTAAAGACGATTTAAAATATTTTAACAAAGAGGAGATTAAGAGATTAGTATGGAACAACAATTAATTAAACTCCTGATGCACAAAGAATTTTTTGATGCAAACAAGACTCGTGTCATGCGTTCAATGTTTCCTAATGAGTTAACAGACTTATATGATACCATTGTAAATGGACATGAGAACTACGAAAGGGACTTATCCTCACAAGAAGTGAGAGAGATATATAGAGTCAGTAATCCGACTGCCACTCGTGCAAAGCGAGAAGCTGTGGCTGAAGTATTATATGACATAGAGAATTTACCTACTATAGGTTCTGACGTAGCTACTGATGTATTGAAGAAGATGTGGCAACAGGAGATAGGGCGTAACATCGCAGATATGGGTCTTGCCATTATGGAAGGCTCACCAGAAAAGATTCACGAGGTAAAGGCACTGCTAGATAAATCAGAGCAAGGCTTTGTACCAGAAGATGATGTAGTACCAATTACAACTGACCTAGATGAGTTGCTAGAATATGCACAGAATGAAAACTGTTGGGAGTTCAATGTACCAACATTAGGTAAGGCAGTTCGTGGTGGTAAGGCAGGAGAGTTTATGATTGCTTTTGCCAGACCTGAGATTGGTAAGACTGCTTTTTATGTTTCACTTGTGGCATCCCCAAATGGGTTCTGTTCACAAGGTGCAGATGTTCACATCATCACTAACGAAGAACCTGCACGTAGAACTATGCTCCGTGCAGTAAGTGCATACACTGGATTCAGTGAAGAAGATATATATAAGAATCGTTCACAAGCTAAACAAAAGTTTGCAGACATTGCTCCTAACATAACTATGATTGACAATGTAGATGCATCTATTGAGTGGCTTAATAAGTATTGTGAAGATAAGAAGCCTGATGTATTGATTGTTGACCAACTAGATAAGGTTGATGTGATGGGGGCTTTTGCAAGAACAGATGAGAAGTTACGTAGCATATACACAAAGTTTCGTGAAGTATGTAAGCGTCACGATTTGTTTGGTATTGGTATCAGTCAAGCTAGTGCTGATGCTGAAGGTAAGACAAGTGTTACTTATGCTATGATGGAGAACAGTAAGACAGGTAAAGCTGCAGAAGCTGACTTAATTGTAGGCATCGGTAAATCTGATATTACTGACAATACTGATAAGAAGAGATACTTAACTATATCAAAGAATAAATTAACAGGTTTCCATGGCAAAATCATTTGCAACTTGGATACAGATTTGAGTAGGTATACAGCATGACAATAACGTATTTAGACGTAGAGACTACATTTGTGGTTGATGAGAATAGGAGAACAGACCCATCACCATTTAATGCACATAATAAATTAGTATCAGTTCAGTATTCACATGATAATGGACCGATAGAATTTAAGTGGTTTTACCATAAGGACATGGACGAGATGTCATCTGAAATGACTGTGGGAGAATCATTTAATTTAGTACAAGATGTACTAGATAAAACCACTGTGCTTATAGGTCACAATATTAAGTTTGACTTGATGTGGCTTTGGGAAAGTGGCTTTAACTATGAGGGTCAAGTGTATGACACTATGATTGGCGAGTACACTTTATTGCGTGGACAGAAGTGGGGCTTAAGTTTGTTTGACTCCTGTGTACGTAGAAAAGTAGCTTTGAAGAAGTCCGACTTGATTCACAATTATATGAAAGATGGTATTGGCTTTGATGCTATGCCTATGGAGATAGTCCATGAGTATGGCGTGGCAGATATTGAATCCACAAAGCAACTACATCTTGCACAAGAAGAGATTTTTAAAAATTCACACAACTCACCGATGCGAAAGCATTTGGCGTTGATGAATAAGTTTCTTCCTATATTAGCCGTGATTGAACGCAACGGAATCAAGATTGACTTCACAACTCTTGAGAATGTTCGTGTCGATTATGAGATTGAACAGAAAGAACTCAAGGCTAAGATGGAAGATATATGTCGTGAAGTTATGGGTGATACAAATATAAACTTTGCATCTCCAGAGCAAGTAAGTCAATTGATTTACTCACGTAAAGTTATTGATAAGAAGAAGTGGGCTGAAGCATTCAACATAGGTCTCAATGAAAAGGGTAAACCCTTGATGCGACCTCGTATTGGATTCTCACAATTTGCATCAATGATTAAAGCTATGACAACTCGTGTTCACAGAACTAAAGCACAACATTGTCACAAGTGTCATGGTAAAGGCGAGTTCTTCAAAACTAAGAAGGACGGACAGAGATGGAAGAAAGCTACAAGATGTCCTGCATGTTTTGGTGCAGGCTACATCTATATGCCTCTTCCTAAAATTGGTGGACTCACTATGAATCCAAGAGATATTATGGATGTGTCTGCCAACGGATTTGCTACTGACAAAACAACACTAGTGAGATTACTAGGAATTGCCAAACATAACGGAAATATTAAAGCACAAGAGTTCCTCAAATCTACTGTAAGGTTAAATGCGGTTGACGTATATTTATCTAGTTTTGTTGGTGGCATCTCTCGTAACACTAGAAGTAATGGTTTACTACATCCAAAGTTCAATCAGTGTGTTACTAGGACTACTCGCTTGTCTTCTTCTGACCCTAACTTTCAGAATCAGCCAAGAGGTTCTACGTTTCCAGTTAGAGCTGTGGTTGTATCTAGGTTTGACAATGGCTCTATTCTACAAGCAGATTATAGTCAATTAGAATTTAGGATTGCCGCTCAACTATGTGGTGATGAAACTATGATTGAGGATATCATGAACGGAAGTGATGTTCACAAATATACTGCTTCAATTATATTTAATAAGCCTGAGGCAGAAGTGACTAAAGAAGAACGTACTGATGCAAAAGCACATACCTTTAAGCCCTTATATGGGGGTACTACTGGTACACCTAATGAGATGGAATACTATAAAGCTTTTGTAGAGAAGTACCCAAAGCTAGGAAAATGGCATGATACTTTACAGACTGAAGCTATATCGACTGGTGTTGTTACTATGTATACTGGTCAGCAATTCGCTTTTCCAGATACTAAGCGACTTTCCAACGGAAATGCGTCAGGAGCACCGTCTATTAAGAATTATCCTGTCCAAGGTCTTGCAGGTGGTTGTGTTGTGCCGTTGGCACTCATTCACTTACAAAACGAGATTACAAATAAAAGAGTTGCGTCTAAGATTATTAATACAGTCCATGACTCGATTGTTTTAGATGTATATCCTGGCGAAGAAGAAGTTGTGGCACGTATGACTTATGATGCTATGACTAAAGTAGACAAGCAGTTTGAGGAGCAATACAACGTCAGTTGGCAAGTTCCTTTAGCTGTGGATTTAGAAATAGGTAAAGATTGGTTAAATATGAAAGAATATAACTTGACTAACTCTGCCGAATGTAATATAAATTGATTTCCAAACATCAACAAGGAGTGTAAAACATGGAAACATTACCAGTTGTAAATTCAAATACAAATTTTGAAGATATCGCTAAACTAATAGGACAGGAAGAGCCAACAGGTTCTGCCAACAATATGTTCTTTTTAAAAATAAACAGAGACCATGAAGACGATTCGGGTAATTCATTACCTGCAGGTTCTTGGTCTGTGTCGCTACCTGGTACAACAGTGTATGCAAAAGAGATTGACTTTCAAGTCTTTGTTCAAAGATATCAGTATCTTCACTATGATGCTGAGGTAAACGAGATGGTCAATAAATCTGTTATGGCTAAGAATTTATATCCACAAACAGAGATACCTGACATGCTAGGTACTTTCAGATGTGGGTCAGTTCCTGCTAGTCAGAGAGATACCTTGTCAGCTGATAAGGCTTTACAGCAGAAGGAGATTAAGTGTTTCCGTATGCTATTTGGTAAAGCTACATTTATTAATGCAGTTGATGAGACAGGTAAAAAGGTAGAAGATGCAGTAGATGTTCCTATTCTATGGAGAGCAAGAGGTAGTAACTTTATGCCTATTTCTGTTCCTATGGATGCTTTGACTGCACAGAAGAAACCTTTTATATTCTATAAACTACGTGCTTCTTTGGATAAGAAGAAGAATGGTGGTTTGGTTTATTATGTTGGTAAATTTGACAATGCTCCTAAGCTAGTCGATTTTACTCCTGAGGACCAAGATACCTTAGCGTATTTTATGGATTACATAAATGGAGAGAACAGTAAGGTTATTAAGGAATATGATGATTCACTGCGTAAGCAGGGAAGAATGGTAGACCAAGAAGCAACTACTGTGACCTCTGACGACGTTCTAAATGATGACTTACCTGAGTCATTAACAGGATGAATACCAAACAAGCCGCTATCGTTTCGTTCCTTTCAAAGGCGGTTAAGGGGGAGGCAGAAATGCCTCCTCACATCTTGGACGAGTTTGCAGACAACTGCAGACAAGCATTAAATAAACAATTTAACGAACAACGAGGAGACTTTAGACTACGTATGAGTAACGTAGGTAAACCTCTTTGCCAATTACAAATGCAGGCAAAAGGTGTCAAAGAAGATACTCCAACTTATGATTTTAAGATGCGTATGGCAATGGGAGATGTACTAGAGGCTCTCATGATTGCAGTTATACAAGCATCAGGTATAGAGATAAAAAATAAACATGGTAAAGTAACATTACCAATTGATAAAAAAAATTCTATTGAGGGCGAATTTGATATTGAATTAGACGATGGCATTTACGATATAAAGACTGCATCGCCTTTTGCTTTTGAAAACAAATTCAAACCTGATGATGCGTATGAAAGAATCAAGAGTTCAGATGCTTTTGGTTATGTTACGCAAGGTCACGGCTATGGTATGGCTAGTGATAAACCATTTAAAGGTTGGATTGCCTTAAATAAATCCACTGGCGAAATAGCGATTGCAGAAGCGCAGAACACAAAAAAAGAAAAGGAGGAAGTTCATGCTAAGATACAACACGCTTTTAAATCAATATCTAAAGGAAAGTCTTTTCGAAGGTGTTTCACCGATGTCGAGGAAGTCTTTTATAAGAAACCTACAGGTAATAGGACCTTGGGGATTGAGTGCAGTTATTGTCCCTACAAAACAAACTGCTGGAAAGACCTCGAGTTCAAGCGACAGTTACCAAGCAAAGGAAGAAACCCAAAGTGGGTCTGGTACACACACATCACAGATGCGTGGCGTTCTGATGACGCTTCAGTATAAAGGCACTGATGGCTCACCTATTGCAAAAATAATTAAACTAAGCAGAGAGAAAGCAGATGCCTTCATCGAAGAACTCAACAACGAAGTCTCTTTTCCGAGCCTCGAAGCGGAAAGTCAAACAATCACCATCCCAGCGAAAAACATCACCGAAATCCGTATTGAAGAAGAAGATGTCAACGAGGTCAGCAAAGGCAAAGGGAAGAAAGCTGCAGACATGGGTAGCTGAAAAGCTACTAGGTCTACTTAAACGTGTAACTGAATTGGATATAAAGTCTACCCCTATGGGAGTCAATGGGGTAGATGTCCAATTATCTACAGTTGCATATAAACAGTTTCCTTATAATATTGAGTGCAAAAATACGGAGAGGATGACCACCATTTATAATTATTATGAACAAGCAATTGGTCACAATAATTCTGGAGAGCCTCTCCTTATTATAAAAATGAATAGACAAAAGCCTCTAGCAATTGTAGATGCAGAACATTTCATGGAGAAAGTCACATGTCGAAAAACGGAATAAAATTAAACAAAGGTGATTCTGCTATTATAATCAGACACTTAGACCAAGGTTTTGATGTAGAGATTTACCATAGTCATGATAGAAATTTGTTGACAGAGGAAGACACTATGTTTTATGCTCTACTAACAAGAGGTATGGTTCGTACTGCTATAACAGATACAGACCAAGTATTAGAAGATGGAAGACTAAGTATAGATGAAGAAACAACTGACTCACAAGTAACAATACATTGATGAGACATATGGAGTACATGAATATGATGAAAGAGAAGCAAGCACAGATTGATGCTCAAACAGATAATCAAGATTATCCAAAACCTAAACGTAGGGTTATTGGAACTATGACTGCTAAAGTTCACAGCAAAACAGATTTAAGAGAATTAGAAAATAAAAAGACAGTTGATATGGTCAACAGTCCTTCACACTATAATGAATTTGGTATTGAATGTATTGATGCTATCCAAGCCTCTACTGGCGAGGGATTCCAAAGCTATTTACAAGGTAATATCATGAAGTATCTGTGGAGATACAGGTACAAGGGCAAGCCCATAGAGGATTTGCAGAAAGCCGAGTGGTACTTAGCTCGATTGATTAGTACGGTGCAGAATGCTAAAGTCAAAAATAACAATTAAGGTATCCGCAGAAGTAGATACAGAAGAGTTCACACTCGACAAAGAAGAACTTCCATATATAATGGAGGATATGCTAACCGACTTATTTCACGAAATAGTAGGTATGAAAACAAAAGATATAAATGTAAAGGTATTAAGATGAAAAGTAACGTAACTCTACCCACGTATTATCAACAATTTATTCACAAGTCTAGGTATGCTAGATGGCTTGATGATGAAAACAGAAGAGAAGAATGGAACGAAACTGTAGACAGATATGTAGCCTATATGAGTTCACATCTTTTAAAGAAGCACAACTATACTATGCCTGAGCAAGTTAAGGAAGAATTGTATGATGCCGTGCTTCACTCTGAAGTTATGCCTTCTATGAGAGCCATGATGACATCAGGTAAAGCATTAGAGAGAGATAACACTGCAGGATATAACTGTTCTTATCTTCCTGTGGATGACCCTAAAGCTTTTGATGAAGCTATGTACATATTAATGTGTGGCACTGGTGTAGGCTTCTCTGTTGAGAGAGACTGCATAAATAAATTACCAGAAGTTCCTGGATTATTATTTGATACAGAAGAAACTATTATTGTAAAGGATAGCAAAGAGGGTTGGGCTAAAGCTTTCCGTAAGCTATTGGCTCTACTATGGGCAGGCGAGATACCTCATTGGGACTTATCCCTAGTGAGACCTGCAGGTGCAAAGCTAAAGATATTTGGTGGTAGAGCATCTGGACCAACTCCTTTAGATAATTTGTTTAGGTTCACAGTAAAAGTGTTCAAAGAAGCTAAAGGCAGAAAATTATCTAGCCTTGAGTGTCATGACCTTATGTGTAAAGTTGGAGAAGTCGTTGTCTCTGGTGGTGTCAGACGTTCTGCTATGATTAGTTTATCTAACTTATCTGATGGCAGAATGAGACACGCTAAGACTGGCGAGTTCTATAAGACTGAGCCACAGAGACAGATGTCAAACAATTCAGTAGCTTACACAGATAAGCCAGACTCATACACATTTATGAGAGAATGGCTTTCACTAGCTGAGTCTGGTACTGGAGAGAGAGGTATGTTTTATCGTGGGGCGGCTCAAGATAAAGCGGCTGAGAATGGTAGACGAGATTCTAAGTATGATTTTGGTACTAATCCATGTAGTGAGATTATACTACGTCCATATCAGTTTTGTAATCTCTCTGAGATAATTGTACGTGGTACAGATACAGTTAAGGATTTAGAAAAGAAAGTTCGTGTGGCTACTATAATAGGTACATTCCAATCTACACTCACTCACTTTCCATACTTACGTAAGATATGGCATACGAATACTTCTGAGGAGAGACTGCTTGGGGTATCTATGACTGGTATCATGGACAATGCTATTACTAATGGTAAAGATGCTAAGACTAGCTTGGATAAAGTTTTAACTAAACTTAGGCAAGTGGCAGTGGACACAAACAAAGAGTTCTCTGATGTACTTGGTATCCCACAGTCTACTGCTATTACTTGTGTAAAGCCATCTGGAACAGTTTCACAACTCACAGATTCTGCGTCTGGTATTCATGCAAGACATAGCCAGTATTACATACGTACTGTTCGTGGAGATAAGAAAGACCCACTCACACAATTTATGATGGACCAGAATATACCATGGGAAACTGATGGATGGAGCCAAAGTAATGCTGTGTTTAGCTTTCCTATAAAAGCTCCTGATATGTGTGTTACCAGAGATGATATGTCTGCTATTGAGCAACTTGAGTTCTGGAAGATTTATGCGATGCATTGGTGTGAGCATAAGCCATCGGTAACTATATCCGTAGGCAAAGACGAGTGGCTTGAGACTGGTGCGTGGATATATAAAAATTTTAATATAGCTTCGGGCTTGTCTTTCTTACCAAGAAGTGATATGGTCTATGAACAAGCTCCTTATCAGGATTGTGACGAAGCACACTATAAAGAGTTTTTAACTAAGATGCCTGAGTTTATTGATTGGACAAAACTTGCTGAGTATGAACAAGAAGATAATACTATAGGTAATCAAACATTAGCTTGCACAGCAGATGCTTGTGAAATAGTTGATATAGTTAATTAGGAGATAATATGGCTACTGTTGACAGATTCTACGTACAAGGTCAGAAGGACTTTTACAGAACAAGGAAGACTAAGTCTATTATACATGAGTCCACTAACCCATTCAGCCCCTCCTCGTTTAGAGGGAAAGAATGGTTAAGAGGGTTTAACAAAAGTTACTTTAATAACAAGGAGAAAGTAAGTGAGAGAGCTAATAATAAACGCCCTAAAGTCTAAGCTAGTAGGACAGATGAATGGGCATGCCGCTAATATAGAGGTGATGCTTAATAATCCCGTAGGCTTAGGCGACCACGCTAATCTGATTGATACTGTAGCAAAAGAGCTACAAGCTATGTCAGATGTAAATGGTCAACTAAATACTTTAGTTAGGTACTACGAGCCTCCTAAAGAACAACAGCAACCTCAAGAAACCAAAAAGGATAAATAATGGAACCTTCTGTAGCAGACCGCAAGAAATTTGACTTAGACTTACAATATGGAAAAGTACGTGAACAACTTGTGGCAGATATGTTGCAGGATAAAAAGATTGAGGTTAAATCCGAACGAGACATATGGCAAAAAAGTGGTAACATTGCCATAGAGTATGAGTCTTATGGTAAACCATCAGGCATTAAAGCAACAGAATCCGACTACTGGTTTCATAACCTTTGTATTGGTGATGAAGTATATGCCAGTGTTGTCTTTAAAACTGATGTGCTCAAACGTATCATAGATTCACTAGATTATCTTCGCTCTGTTAAGGGTGGGGATAATCTAGCTTCACGGATGTATTTGTTAAATTTACAAAAACTATTTTCATCAGATGTTATAAAAGCATTTAAGGAAGGGAACAAAGATGGCAAAAATAGAAAAACCACAGAGTCCAGTGTGGAAGAATGCACAAAGGTATAGGGCTAGATTCTTTGAATCTCGCTTTCCTCTTTGTGGTACGTACTTAGTGTACGTAGTAGAAGGTAGAAAATGGGCGAGAATATCGCAAGGAGATTTAGTTACTAAGGATAATAGAAGTGCCTTGACTAGATTTAAGATGAGTATAAAGGACTGGGTTAAACTCCCGTCAAAGGAAAGATATGACGATAGAGCCGTGGCAACTGTGGCTACTAATAGCAGTAACAATTAATACTATAATCAATTTAATAGTATTCTTTAAAGGAAGAAAAATAAAAGATGTCGATAAAAAAGATTGAACTTATAAACGATTTAGAACTAGAGCTTTCACTAACCTTAAATGGTATTGGTGCTGTTATAGCCCCAGAGAATGAAGACCCTTCTTTCTGTGAATATACGTGGGATGAGATTATTGATGCTCTTGTACAAAGTCACACAATTGCTGTTCTTAGAAAGAATGATGTACGTATCAGTGGTAGCAGTAAAGATTTCTTAGTGAGAGTTGCAAAACAAATGCGTTCACAAGCCCACAAGATAGAGCAGAAATTAAATACTATGGAAGTTATAGAACACTGTTAATTCACTGGCACTTTAAATATTTT